GCTTCTTCTGCAGATAAATAGACATTAACTTTGCGTTCTAGCATATTTTTAATGTCCTTTTTGGTCATATTTGTTTCTTTTACTAAACAATTTATATATGTTTTTTGTAGGTGCTCGACTGCTTCCATTTCATTAAGTAAGTTATGCAGATTTCCGTGACTCCCGGCTACAACCGAGTGAATCATAACGCGGCAGTTCTTGCCAATCCTGCGTTTTCCTTTTGTTCCGGCGGCCAAAAGCAAGACGCCGGCGGACATCACCTTGCCCATCCCAATGGTGTGAATCTCGGTTTCTGTTTCAACTTGTCTCATGATATCGTACAGAGCAAACATGTCGTCGGCGTTTCCCCCGTAGGTAGATATATAAAATTCAACCGGCTTCTTTTTATCGTCAGATAGTCCGCGATTTGATTCATTTAGATATAGAAGGGCTTGGGCTAGTTCGGCAACCTTCTCGTCTATTACCTCACAAAAAAGGCCGATCAATCTCATTTCTGGTTCAGCGCCGTGGATCTCGGACGGATCAAGAAGCACAATTTTATCTCGGGTGCCCTTCTCTCCCTCGTCTAGAATTGATTTTACAATCTCTCTAATTTTTTTACCAATCACTACCTGTCTCCCAAAATTTTAAAGCTGTTGACTTGTTCTTCTGTAGGTACTCCATAGCGCTTTTCCAATCTTCGAACTCTAGTTGTGAACGAAAGAACGCTGGGTGGCACGCCAGCAGCGTGCTTATAGACCGTCTCTTAAGTGTTTGTACATCTTGCTCAAACCGAAACTCAAAAGTGCTGATTTGTGTGCTATTCTTGCCAGACTTCAACATTTGTTCCAGCATTATTTCGCGTGCATATGATAGATGTTCGAGCGCCTTAATGAGAGAAGATAGATATATTATATTAGTAGCCTTAACTATCGTAAGGCTTACTCTTGCCGCGCCAAAGAAGTAAAACGTTTTACAAGTTAGGTATCCAAAAATAAATACTATTAAATATAACCACCAATGATGCATAAACCCTCATTTATAGAAAGGGCCGCTGAGCATCAGCGGCCTATTCTTATTATAACGTCTCGTAAAACAAATGTCAAGTTATTTTGATGTGATTCGCTTAAGAATCTTCGCAGCCAATTGCTCGGCGAGGTCTTCGCCCTTCTTCTGCTTCGTAAGCCGGGCAACCACACGCTGGGCAACTTCGTTAACGATCTGATCTTCGGTGCCTTCGTACATATCACGCATGCCGGGAAGTTCCTCTTCCTCTTCAGCGCCCATCTCCATTTCCGGAGCCATGTCAAGATCCTCTTCGCCGCCAAGATCCTCTTCGCCGCCTAGGTCTTCCTCGCCGCCAAGATCATCATCCACGTCGGTGGTGACAGGCTCTCCGGTAACTTCTTCCAAAGCTGCCTCTAGAGCAGACATGAAGTCCTCAACGGAAACCATTCCTGCTTCGCCGCCTTCGGCGCCAAGATCATCTTCGGGGGGAGCGTCCAGATCGACGTCTTCGCCGCCCATGTCTAGCTCATCGCCACCCATGTCATCCATAGGTGCTTCTTCGGCGCCCATTTCCATCTCTTCTTCCTCTTCTTTAAGCCAACGGCCGGTAGGTTTACCGTTGCCATCCTTGACTTCCTTGCCCGGGCCTTTGCCCTTGGGCTCATTCCAGCCTTCTCCAAGAGGCTTTTCGGCCCCTTCCTCGTAGCCCATCTCCTGAAGGCGACCAGCGCCCAAGGGTGTGAGGCTGGCTAGTTTCATAAACTGGCGGATTTCGCCTTCTGTTAAAAGTGTTTTACGAGCCATAATGTTCTCCTTAAAAGTAACTCACCTATAAATAGTGTTAATTTTTCTTATATACCAAAAAAAGACTACTCATCAAACAATGAGCGCTTCCTTATCTTTATGAGCGCCTCTGTTTCGATCTGTTTTACCCGCGCAAAAGATATACCCAATCGATCTCCTATCTGTCGGAGGGTCATGGAGCCGTTTTCATATATAGACACCAAACAACAATTATATTCCTCTTTAAAGTCTACCCAGTATCGGCATTCTTCTTGCGCACAGTTAGATTTTTCTTTCATACACGCCTTAGAGCATGTCCGCAATCCGTCTTTCATCACAAGTCTGGGTGCTCTTCGGCGATTAAATCAAATATGTCGTCTATCATCTCTTTATCTTCTAATGCAAGCTCCTGCATTCTCTTTATCCCTTCTTCTCTAAGTTTCTTTGATTTTGATTTTCTTTTTATTGATTGCTTCTTGTTCTCGTCTATAAACTCTAAAATTCTAGAATCTCCATCAATATATGCGCGCACAAGAAGCCTAAAAAAATCAGACTGCGTTATTCCATCATAGCGCAGTCTGTTAATTAACTGCGCATGTCTATGATCATTATCTGTGAAAACTATTCTTTTGTTCATGCTTCCATAGTCTATCTCATCCGACATTACCACTTCCTTCCAACTATGTGGGCTTGGCTTTCAACTATGCCGGAGGCTGTCTGACCCACAAACTCTGCCTTCTGCTGGAGTTCTTGGAGGCTGCGGGCTCCGGAATATGAAAACCCTGACCGGATGCCTCTCTCAAGGTCATCTAGAATTTTGCGCACACTCCCGCGATAGGGCACTCTGGTTGATATCCCCTCGTGAGACGAATATTTGCCGCGCCATCCTATCTGGGCTTCTTTGCTGGCCATTCCGCGATATATCTTCCAGCGCTGACCTTCTTTGTCTTCCATGATCGAGCCCGGGCTTTCATCTGTGCCCGACAAAAGGGAGCCGATCATCACCGCGTCCGAGCCAGCAGCCAGCGCCTTTACCATGTCGCCGGATGTTTTTATGCCTCCATCGGCAATTATTTTAACATCTCTATCGGTCTGTGCGCACTCAAAGATTGTTTGCAGGCCTGGGTATCCGTGGCCGGTCTGAACACGAGTGGAGCAGATGGAGCCGCCTCCAATATTGCATCTAACTGAGTCGGCGCCCCAGTCTGCAAGATCGTTAACTCCCTGCAGGGTCGCGACATTTCCGGCCATAATGTGAACATTATTTCCAAAAGTGTCCCGCAAATTCTTTAACGCCTCTTTCATCATAATGTGATGGCCGTGGGCCACATCAATACACAAAAAGTCGACTCCCACAGATAATAGAACATGGGCGCGCTCAAGAAAATCGCCAGATATCCCGACAGCGGCTCCGATTTTAAGCTTATGATTGGCGTTGCTTGCAACATCTTGAGTCATTGTCACTATACGCGCCTGAGTTGCAGGTGAATTATAGCGATGAATCACCGAAACGCCACCAGCGGTGGATAGGGCGGCAGCCATCGGGCCCTCTGAAATTGTATCCATCGGGGACGACATGAGTGGAATCGATAACTCCAGGCCTTTTCCTAGATCCGTTGAAATATCAATTTCTGATCTAGAACGAATATCGGAGTACTGCGGCTGCAGCAGCACATCGTCGTAAGATAAACAATTTTTAGCCAACTTAAACATCTACTTTCGTGCTTTCTTGGGGGGCGTCTTCGGAGTTTGCTTCTCTGAAACAGGGTATAGTTCCGATGGGGATCCCTGCTCCGGAGGACGTCGCATCGCGGCGCTCAGTTGATCCTTTTGTTTTTGGGTCAGCTCCGAGGCAAGATCGGCCGTTGGCCCTTCAGCGCGGCGGCGCTTTGACATTTCCTCATGTAATGGTGTTAAGAAATTTGATTGTAGCATCTTTATTGCTGAATCATATTCCGCTAAAATCAATGTTTGCTTTACAATCTCATCGATACACTCTCCACCATCGAGGGTGTGCAGATTCTCCGTGAGGGAATCGAGGGTAGCTGCAGCCTTTGAGGCCTTGGCTCGTAGTTGCATCATAGATGCATTTAATAGACTCATCTTCTTGTTCATTTGATCTCCTTTTGAATGAAACTTTTAATGTCCTTGGTATAATACCATGTGTGGTCGTGTGGGGGGTCCGGCTCCGGCATTACGCGGACGCGCGGAGGGGTCTCCGCCTCTGTTGTGCTTATAACAGATATTGTCGGCACTCCATTGAACTTTAATTTTTGCTGAAGTTCTTCGTCATCGTGAATGTTAAACGCAAAAAAATGGACGTCCGAAAACTCTTCTTCTTCGGCAATTTCTCGGTAGTCTTCTGCCAGGGCGTGACAAAAGTGACAATCATTTGAATAGAATTTTACCACACAAGTTGCCTTTTCCTTTACCTCTCCATTTAAAATTTTGTCCATCGCGCTCGACGATAATCTATCTATGCTCATTTATAATCTCCTGAGTTTTCTTTATGCATTCGGGACAGAATATTCTTACTGTCTCCTGTTTGACAACAACATTCCATGATTGTACCATGTCTTTATCTTTCTTGTCAAATCCTTTTTGGCATGCGCTACATTGTTCTGGCAGCTTGTTGAACTGGAAAATTTTTTCGGCAAGATTTTCGGACGCATCCTTCCCCATTTGATTTTCTAGTTTGCGGCGCGTCTTGCGATTCATCGATTCATGGCTCCAAATACTTGCTGGCCATGCGTTCCATCAAATACAATCACCGCGGATGGGAATGGAGCGCTATTCTCGCTATCACCAAACTTAAGTCGCCCTTTGACAAAATAAACCTCGTCAGCTTCCATGATATACTGATGCCAATATTTTGTATCCGGGCGCGCCGGAATAAGCATCACTACTCGCGTATTCTCTTTTCGGGATTCGTCAAAACCCTTCTTAATCCACTTCTCAATGCCGCGGCCATAAGGGGGATTAACAAACGCGGTAAACCCTTCCCAACTTTTCGATAGCCCATCTTCCGCTTCCGTGAAAAAGTTAGTGCATTTAGTGTTGGCGGGATCTGCGCAAGGGTCCAAGTTAAAAGGGCCAAATCTCCAATTTAGTTTGTCGAAAAAATCTTGGGGAGTCGACCACTCCCCCGTCTTTGATGAAAACATAACGACTTGAGTGCTTTTATTCACTAGTACCCCCGCTAATCGTTTCAAAGTTTTCCATTATCTCTTCCATATCATACTTGTGCTTATAAAGACGATATGCCTTTACCGCTGCTCGAATCTCGTCGGTGTTGAGCCACCCGTTCTCCCGAAACTCTGAGCGCAACTCACGCTTTTGTTCCTGATAGGGTTCGATACACTCTTCAATAGCGGATAGGGAGCGAATATACTCCTTAACATATTGTTTCTTCTCTTCGTTTGTTGTGGCCATTAAGCCCTCCTTGTTTACCTATAAAATATAACATCACAGCACTAGAAAGTCAAGTGTTTTATTACTTAAACTTAAAGTTGACCTTGGCCTCTATTCTCATCTCGGGAATATATAAGTGATTTGCAAGGTTGTGCTTCTTGGCCTCCTTGGGTTCCAAAAACCAATCAGCATGGCCCTTCTCGTGAATGGTGTCCAGAAAATAATTTTTAGTGTGGCCACAATTCTTTGCCATCATTTGGTATACTTTTTGATTGAGGCGCTCCGTTTCTTCGGCGCCGGCCTTGACCTCTTCTACTTTGCCCCACTTCATTGAGCTTACATCATGGATCATCAATGTCGCATCAGGATCCATGTAGCGGTAGCCCTCTGTTCCAAAACTAAATAGAAGCGCCCCGCATGACATGGCCTTTCCCTGCACAATAGTGGCCACTGGAACTTTGGAGTGCCTTATGTCGGAAATCATAGACATTAGGCTGTATACTTGTCCTCCATAGCTGTCGATAATGACCGGCACCACGGGTTGGCCCGTGTTTTGAGCCTTCATCATAGCTGTTGTGAACCCTCTGGCCGTCGATTCGTCAAATTTGTTGACTCTAATGATCGTAGGCAGCCCATCGATGAAGCCGGGCTCCTTGAGAAGTGGGCTAAAATATTTTATTACATTCATATGTGCTCCTTTCTTTCTTGTAAAAACTGCTCGTAGGACTTGAATTTCTTTATAGTGTTACATGTATGGCAACAGGGAACGACGTTTTCTTGCAAATAGCCCTTGTTGTTATCTTTCCTGTCCAACCCCGTCACCTCTACGTCAATACCACAGTAATGACAAGGCTTGCCCCAAAGCGTTTTGTAAAACTCCACTGTTAAATTAAAGTCCAGGCCCTTTTTCTTTGCTCTTGCTCTTATCTTTCTTAGCTTCCCTGCTGGGGATCTATAGTATTCATTGTCTCTCTTGTGAAGCTCTTCTCTGTATTTTTTTCTATATTCACGAATCTTCCCATCTTTATGTTTCTTATAGTAAGATTTGCGGTATGCTCGTGCTCGTGCTTCAATGACCGGGTCACCTTTGTTTGCTTGGTGCCTTCGCATAGAATGGACATTAGTACAATCCTTGCATTCGCCGCGGTGTTTTCCGTTATCTTTTCGGAAATAAAAACAATCTAACTCTTTTAGATCGCCACATAATCTACACTTCTTCATGTTTTGTCCTTTTCATGTGATTGTCATTACCAAATTGTAGACTTCTGCTCCCTTCTTTACGTAAGACTGAATTAAAAGGCTTTCTTTTTGTAATAAAATTTTTGTGTCAGTGTGTGGGGGCAGCTCCTCCACCACCTCATACGTGAAAATATCACCATGCTTAATATAATCTTCTTGAAGTGCGTCGTTCTCATGGACTAAATTTTTAAGGTTTGACTTGTGTCGCGACAACCTTCTTTTGAGCATGCTGGATTGGCCTACATAGATCTTTCCGTTTGCTCGGTTTGTGATCGTATATATCCCAGCTTCAAGTTTTTCTTTACGATATTTGCGATGAACTTCCGTGATGCGTTCATTGTTTCTTTTTTGATAATCTCGCTGCCACGCTTTACGGCAAGCCTTGCAAGCGGCGTATCGACCGTCAGCTGTTTCTTCGTGTTTGTAAAATTCAAACAGTGCCTTAGCTTGGCCGCACCGGTTGCACTCTTTCGTGGGGATATTTCGTTCGTGCTCCATCTTTTTATATTCCGCGAGGGCAATATTTGCGGCATCTGTCGGGTTTGACACTTTTGTGCTGAACACCTTGTATCCTTTAGACGGCGGAAAAATGCAGCGCGCATAGTACTTTGTGCTGTTTACATCATTGCGCTGATAGATCGTCAATCTGTCAGTGATCAAGGCGCGAACATTTCTATATGATTTGGATGGCTTGTTGTTCATTATTTATCCTAGTTGTCTAAACGTTCTACCAATTGCATACGTGCTGAATCCCCAGTTGGGATCATACTTTAAATGCGCCATGTAGGGGCGGTTAAGATGTATGCGATCCTTCTCAGGCTTTACACCCCAG